ACCGTGATGCTGCCCTTGTAGTCCTTAAGCATGGTATAGATCTCGGCAGCGGCGAACACATTTCCGCCCGGACTGTTGATCCAGACGGTCACATCCCCCTCGCCGGATTCCAGCTCATCCCGAAACATCTGCGGCGTGATCTCATCACCCCAGAATGATTCCTCATCGATGGGACCTTCCAGCCGGAGGATTCTGGTGTCATCGCTGTTTTTGATCCAGTTCCAGAATTTCTTCATTGGGTTCTCCTTCCTGTTTTTTGAGGCTTACTCTCACTCAGCCTGTTATCGCTGTCAGGTTCTTCTTCCGGGTCTTGTTCCTCTGGCTGTGTCTGCTTGGGCTGATTCTGCTGGACTGCAGCAGCTTTGTTCTGCTGCGCCACCCCTGCATCTTTCAGCTTCACATAGCCGCCGTTCAGGTAGTAGTCGTCACCACCCTCCTCTGCCGGGATGAGATCCATGTTCTCCAGACGATGCACATCATTCGGAGAGAGGAAGCCGTTGCTAATGCCGGTCGCATAACCGTTCATCCGGCTCTGGTAATCGCCACGGAGCAGACCGTCCACATTGAATTTTGGAAAGTAGGTATCCTGCTCCTCTTCCAGCAGCAGATCCTTGATGATGCCCTGCTCGATGCGGACAAGCCACGGGGTCAGGGAGTGCATCACGAAGTTCAGCGACTGGTATTCAATATTGGAGAATGTGGCTCTGGACAGATCGGCTACCAGATGCGGAGGCACACGGAAGATGCGGCAAATCTCCGTCACGGAAAACTGCTTCGTTTCCAAAAACTGGCTGTCCTCCGGTGGCAGGGAGATTGGTTTGTAGGCCATGCCCTC